TTACGGATATAAGTATCACTTTATGTTCTTCAACGTATTTTCTCATCTTATCGAATCTACTTTTATGATATGGTGAATGTTTGATGTCCAAATGGGTTCTACCATCTAAATTAGTGACTCCCATCTCGTAAGACTCACCTAATAAATGATTCAAAACAATTTCAAAATCATTTCTAGTTACTATTGAATGTGGTAGGTCGCTAATTACCATTCATGTTCACAATTAAAGCATTCATGAGTACCATTGTTATAGCCAACTGCCCTACTATTACATTCAGGACAATTTCCGTCCTTTAATTCCCTTGAATCCAAAAACTGCCCACATTGCCTACAATGTAATTCTTTATCATTATTTGAGTTACCCCATCCCATATTACGAAGCTTTGATTGCCTCACGTAAGTCGTGAGCAAGTTCAGGAATTGTATCTTCAATACATGCTGCAAATACCGCTAATGCTGTTTTACTTGCACGTTCAAATTCTTTATCTTTTTGCTCATCGTCGTATCTCAATACAAAATACTTTGCATTTGGATTTAAGGGTTTCCCGCTTGTTTTTTCGATGATGTATTTCTGCTTTAATCCTTCCATTCTTTATATTTTAAATTAATGTATTTTATTTTACCAATCTCCATCGGTAATTATTAATTGATTTGTTGACATCGCCTCAATTTCACTTTTAACATCTTCCCAAAACCCTTCTTGGACTCCACCTTCTTTAGTCCCTGTGCTTCCAAGGGCATCAATTATTTCTTCCACCATTAAAACTGCTGTTAGTTTGTCTACAGGATATAGAAATCTACTTCCTTGTGCTTTAACGATTTTTGTTGTAATATCTTCTGCTTTTTGTTTTGCGTTCATATAGTTTAAATTAACGATTAAATTCTCTTTGTGTAAATATTCTCAGTACAAATTTCATGACCTTTAGGGATTGATATGTTATCTTTAATAATATCAATTATCATTTCCTTTGTAATAATAAATTCTCGTTCTTCTTGATTTCCATACTCCTCATCTGACATTTCATCAGATTCAAACCTATAGTCTACTTTTATCATAATATATATTTTAAATTAATTGTTTCCAAATCTATGGGTTTCGGATTCACTTCCTTGATACATTTTTCACATAGTATCTTTATTGGAGTATCCCAACTACCTTGTACACCTGTATAGCCGTGACATATATCACATGGTAATGTTGCCATAATTACAAATGATTAATGTTTAGAACTTCGAACCTCATACGTTCCACCTGTCCCATCGAAATCACCGCCACTTATCTCTAGTGACGGAGCAGAACAACTTCCATTGTTATTAATATCCTCCCATGCTTGTCTTGCTTGTGATTCTGTTTCGTAAGACCTTACTTCATTACCATCTGTGTTGCTTTCTTTTTTCATAGTATTATTTTTTATTTGTAACCACTTAAATCGGAGGGTTACTTATCCGAAGATTTTAAAAACTGCATGGCATTAATTACCGTCCTCTATAATATCTTTCCATTTTTAACGAGGTCTCCACGCAGTTTAATCAAGGGTTTATTGCTTGATTCAATTTAATGAAGTCAAGTGGATTTATCGTTTTTAATTTTTCTACTGGTCGCTCATTACTAAAATGACTACCACAATTTTCACAAGTGTAAAATGACATCTTCCATCCTAGAATGTTTTCACCACTTCTAACCCAGACAGCTTCTTTTTCACAACAATATCGACAATCTATTTTAGCCATAATAGGAATACTTTATTTGAAAAACAGTATTCCATCAGTGAAATAATGAATCATCTTTTCCTTTCCATTTTTTACACATCTGAAAGGGGGTGTTGCTCCTGATTCGAATAAAGTTCTTAACTCATCTAAATTATTTGCTGTCATACTCTCTATTTTATGTCCGTAGACGAACGTTTGTTTTCTAGTTCTTTAATCTCCTTTTCCATTTGGATATTTTCTTCTTCATTTGCTTTAATCTCTTCCATGAGCATCACAATTCTGTCATCTATTTCTTCTTCTGTCATCTTTATATTTTTTAGTTCATTTTTAAATACAAAATTAAAAGCCGCACGATTTGATTCTGTGTTAAATAGTTCATCCATAATTACGAAGGTTTGTTTTTAAATATTATTTTCTTAAAACTATACTACCACCCAAGACGTTCAGCATACTCTTTATATTCTTTAATTTTATTAATAAAATGAAAATGTGTTTCTTGAGACATCTGTATAAATTCTGTTGGTGCGTCATTATCTATTAAGTAATGAAGATGTCCTTTTTCCTTTTCTGCCATAACTTCTATTCTTGGAATAAAATTGTTTAATAATTGTTCTTTGAAATTTCTATTCATCTTTCTCTTTTTACTCGGCTACTTATCCGAAGGTTTGTTATTTTTTTCTATTACTAATTAAACTAGACACCACCCATAATAAAGCCATGGTCATCGCAACTAAATAAGCAAGTGCAAACGCTAATTCTTCGGGATGGTTTAAAAGGGTTTTCTTACTCATTATCCGAAGGTTTTAATTCTTCTTTGACCTCATTAGTGTGTTTTTCATACCTTTCAAGTAGTTCTTTTTTTGTTCGGCTGAAAAAATTATCAGTATCAGTTCCATACTCTAGTGTTTTCCAATGTACTTGAGCGATATTTCCGCTTTCACAATTAGTAAAAATAAAGAATCTTTTATTCCTAGGATTAACCATAAGAAACTCCCAATCTAAAATTTTATTGGTAGGGCTTAATGAATAAATAATATCTCCTGTTTCCATAATTTACTTGTTTTTAATAACGTTATATTGACCAGTGTATAAAGTTTGTAACCTATTGTGGTCGTTATAATACCAGTACTCGATGTCGAAACCTTTTTCTTTCACAATCTTATGGATAGCATAGACTTTTCCTTTCGTTGATTTAGGTTTGTCAACTATCAATTCAAATTCTTCATCTATATCAAATTCTTCTCTACTCATTATCCGAAGGTTTAATATTCTAATGATTCAGATAATTGCTTTGAAACTTCGGGATAATTATTGATGATTTCATCAATGCCTTTACAGTTAACAGCAGCTTTCACGGCAGACTCTAATTTTTCACATTTTGATTTGTAGCCCTGATGTCCTGAAAGTATTTTAATCGCGTCTTTGTATTTGTCAGCTTTAAGGTTGTGGTGAGCGTCACGTTCATCTTGTGTCCCAATAAAATTAGTTCTTGGTGTCAATCCTACTTGTCTTAACTCATGTTCCATAGATGCTCTAAGCTCTTCAATAATTATTTTCATATTTTCTCTATTTTGTATCGGTATTAACCGAACGAATTATTGAACCTCTACATAAATTTTACCTACAACATTACCGTCATAGTGGTAACTTCTTTCTTCTCCGACAATCTTAAAGGAAACACCTTCATCTTCGCAAGCTGAATTAATTTCAACTAACATCTGTTGGTTATTGACTAAGCAAAGTAATCCTTTTGTTCCCGCTTCAATCTCGCTCCAATCTTCTGACTCTTGAATCTTCATGGATTGTTTTCCTCCATTTCCTAATTCAATCTCTACTTCTAAAATTTCATTTTCCATAATAATTTGTTTTACTCGTGACCACTTAAATCGGAGGGTTACTTATCCGAAGGTTTGTTATTGTTATCATTAAATTCCGACATCGCATCTTTTAGTTCTTTATCGGATGTTTTTTCTATAAATTCATCGTGTGATTTCAAAGATAATTTTTGTTCTTCCGTTAATTCACAATCACTGCAAATTTGAATATTCGACGATTGCCATTGAAATATTTTACCACAAGCAATACACGACACGATAAATAGTCCCATAGTTACGAAGGTTTTAATTACTAATCATTAATAAATCATCTGACACCAATATCAAACTTTGAATCTTATATCTATCAATATCACTATTCCAAATTTCTTCGGCTTGTGCAAAATCTTTTGCAACAATATATCTTTCTGATGAACCGTTGAAGGTCACTTTAAATAATTTCATTTCCATAATTACGAAGGTTTAGTTTTAGATGTAATTGGATTGCCTGTGTTCTTACAAAAGTCTTCACACTCATTACAATAGGTTGCTCCTATGTCTTCATTTGGATAAGGTGCTCCCCCTTCTTCAATTATACATCTTGGCTCTGTCGTCTTTACATCTTTTAGCTCATTTTTAAATACAAAGTTAAAAGCGGCACGATTTGATTCTGTGTTAAATAGTTCACTCATAATTACGAAGGTTATTTAGTTCGTGAATCTTCTAAAATTAAATTATCGTCATCATCGAAACTGTGACACTTTTCACAATAATGATTCCCTTCATGTTCCGTCCAGTTTTCCTCTGACGCATATTCCCACGCACCTCCAAAATCTGTCCATGCACAGAATCCACTATGCTCATCTTGATATTCCTCTTTACAGTTGTCACATTGAACTGTAAACATCTCTACTTTCTTTTTCATGTTATTTATTTGAAGGTTATTAAAGACATCTTTGTCTATCTAATTCAGCAGCTATCAGCGCGGCTGAAATTATCAATCTTTCCTTATGCGGTCTGTTACACAAGTTGGTAAACCACTTTTTGTCCCATCCTTTTGGTGCAATATCATACGGAATCGGTGCGCCTATTTTTACTGACGCTTCTATAAGTTGATTATCTGAATACCATTCGGGGTGACAAGCATGGTGTTCACCTGTAAAACCATGCTTGGTAATTTGTTTTTCTCTTTCTTCTGCAATTAATTCTACTCCTGTTTCCATATTCTATTTATTTGAACGTATTTCAATATCAACCCACTCCCCATTGAGGTATTCCATGCCGTCTGACATTCGAATAATGGTGATTACTCCTCCGTCAGCACAGTTAAAATCCTCACCTGTAATTTCTGTTTGAAACCATGTTGATAGGTCTTCTAAAATAATTAAATAGTTTTTCATGTGTTATTTATTTGAAGGTTATTTGGAACGTCCATCTGTATGAAGTTCTGATTTAGTAAAATAATTATAACACTTGGCACATTTCCACCTACTGCGTTTTCCATTCATTGCGTTAATCTCGTCTCCATAAATATTTCTATACCAAACAAGATTATGTTTACAAGTAATTCTTTTTATCAATCTAACTATTAACATAATTACGAAGGATTAATTAGTCATTCCCCATACAGGGACTTTAATTCGTTTTCCATTTCTCCACTTGTATCGATATACTAAAACCGTATGCATAATTATAATGATTTTTATTAATACAGTACAAATATACGAAATTAAAATGAATATACCAAATATTTATAGGATTATTTAAACGTGTAAATATAAACCCTTTAAGTGTACGGACAACATGAGGTTAAAACATCTTGGTTCATTGGAGTAGCGGAGAATATTGGAATCGAACCAAATGCCTGTCTAGAGGCACGTCACGATTAGCAGTCGGACCCTATCACCATCAAGGATTACTCTCCGTATTTTATGTTTGTGACTCCGACAGGATTCGAACCTGTAGTCGCAAGATTAGAAATCTTGTGCATTATCCAATTATGCTACGGAGCCTAATATTATAAATTTATTGTGACGATGGTGAGATTCGAACTCACATTTTCAGCTCCTATTACGGTTAGCAATTTAGAAAAATGCCTCGGCTACATCGCCATATTATAGTACTCTCAGAAAGATTCGAACTTTCATCTCAAGCTTCGTAGGCTAGTGTTCTAATCCGTTGAACTATGAGAGCATGTGAGGAAGATAGGATTCGAACCTATATTTACAGCTGTTTACGTCTATAATACTTACCAGTATAATGTTTTTCAATAAATCGTCTTACTTGGGTGTGTGTTAGCTCTAATCTTTCCGATACCTTCTTAACCCAACCAAATTTAATTAAGTCTATATCTTTGATTAACTCTAATCTTCTATTAACTTCAACTTCCGTTAGTTTATTACTACCACCGAAATTTTTACCCATATATCTTCCGATATCTTGTTTTTGTTCTAATGGTACCAATTTACTTATTTTTTTAAGATGAATAGCTTGATTATCTATTTCGTTTTTACCCCAAATAATATCTAAATTATTATTTATATAACTAAAACTACCATACCCACCTTCAACTATATTATAGGTTTTCTTATTCATAATAAAATCTTCGTTAACTAATTCTGACTCCATCTTAAACATATCATCTGGATTGTCAAATATTGCAAGATATTCTTTTTTAAAATTATCTAAACCATATTTTTTAATTGCTCTTCTAATATTAATACCTGAACCCATATAACTATCTTGAAGGTTATTGGTCTTATGTACCCCTATGTAAATTTTACCGTTTAACAGGTTTGTTATTTTATAAACTGTGTATTTCATTTGAACGCGCATTTACAATAAATATAATGCTAGTTCGAAAAAGTACATTATTTTGAGATGGTCATGAGATTCGAACTCATATTTTCAGTTCCATTACCCGTAGTTGTTTCGAAGACAACTGGGACTACACCACCATTTTACCTCTGTCACGTTTCGAAGACGTGCGGGTTACATCCCCATTTAATTGTTTCCAGAGTAGTGGCAAAATAGTGGGCTTTTACAGAACTTAGTTACGTACAAAGACCTACGTAACACAGGGACTTCAACCCCTCCCACCCAATTAATCTTTGAAATTGTTATTTCTTTTACTACCACTACTCCGAGGACTCACTGGATGTGTCGCCCAAATTTCTATTAGTACCCCCAGCGAGAGTCGAACTCACATCAAATCTTTAGGAAAGATTCATTCTCATCCATTGAACTATGGGGGCATTTGTTATCGAGACAATTATTGCGACATAGTGTCTCGACTATTTAATATATTGATAAAGTACAAAAACATGTCCAGTAGCGATATGCAGAATCGAACTGCAATTTCAAGGATATGAGCCAAGTGTAATACCCACTATACGATATCGCCATTTATTTGCTCTTGGAGTAGGATTCGAACCTACGATGGAGTTTCCTCGCCAGATTAACAGTCTGGTGCTCTCGACCTCTGAGCGACCCAAGAATATTTAATTCATTTTGGTAATAATCTTACCTTCTTCAACCCAATAATAACCACCCTCAAGTTTCCACATTTCAGCTTTTTGTTCTGGGTCAATTGGTGTTCTACCCTTATTAACATAAGTAGCAAAGGTTATTTGAGTTTTATAACCCTTTGTTTTTAATTCTTCTATTGTCATAATTAATCATTTAGTGGTCCCAGCTGGGCTCGAACCAGCGACCTACCCGTTATGAGCGGGTTGCTCTAACCAACTGAGCTATAGGACCATAAACTTAATTCTGCATGATAAACTAAGTATGTTTATTGTACCAAAAATACGTTTATTATGTCGGGATAGTGGGATTCGAACCCACGTTTGAAGTAATCTCAACAACCGCTACGAATATACAAGATATAAGCTTGCCTCGGTATATCCCGTTGTAGAGTAGGTGGGGTATTCTCCCACATCTATGGGTTTGACCCATAGCTTTGTAGTTTAAGCTACTACTCTAATTAATGTGCTCATCCTAATGCCTCACATCCCAAAAGGTATGGTTTGCATAACAGGGCTATAGTTCCTGTTCTAAGCGTGGGTAGAACGTGTTGCGCTGGTGGATTCTGAGACCACATTTTCAAGACCTTTACGAATATCCAAGTTATCAGCTTGGCTCGGTACAGCGCAATATGTTGTGACGATGGGAATCGAACCCATTTTGTCTTTCGACCCACGGTATCAGCGTGGCACCTAAACCATCCAGTCCCGTCACAATTTGGGTGGAAGTCCCATTACTTCCACCTTGTTTTTCTGTTGTGTTTCCAAGTTCGATACATTCTAATTTGGTAACTCATTTTTTGTTTCCTCCAAAATTTCTTTTGGCCCTTCTTTGTACCTCTATTATATTTAGGATAATAATTAACACATTCATCCCAATACATTCCGTACTCACTGTCCCATAGAATTTTATTATATTCTCTGTTACTCTTTGCTTTGCTCAGTTTTCCTCTGTTTCTGTTGATACTCATAAGCCTTGAGTCTGTGAATAGCAGACCTTAAAGCATATCGAATTCTTTTTTCATAATAATTATTTTAATAATTTCAATTTATTTAAGTTTATCCCCAATGGATTCAATAGAATACCTGTTGGGTCAAAAGTACATTTTATTATTCTATTTTTATCGTCTAAAAATTCTATGACCCTATTTTTTTTCATAATTTTTAAATTTAGCTGGTGCAGTTGGATTCGAACCAACATCTCTTCGCTTAACAGGCGAAAGTTTTGACCATTAATACTACACACCAATAACTCTACCCCGTAGGTAGAGAGGGCGATTTCGGCATCGCCAACGTACAACCCGTGTACTGCCAGTGCTGTCACCCTTTGGGTGATGCTCAAGGGTATAACTCCCAGCGGAGAGAACTGGACTCGAACCAGCACTACGAATTATGTAGAACAACATTCCAAGCTGCGGCAGTACCATTATGCTTACCTCTCCGTTATTGGTGTTTCAACTACCTTTCACACCCAGCAATTTATCAGCGGAAGAAGAGGGAATCGAACCCCCAAAGCTTTCACCCAGCCGCTTTCAAGGCGGTGTCCTCGTCCATTCGGACTTCTTCCGTAATTAGATTGCAATATGGGATTCGAACCCATGGTCCCCGAAGGGACACCCCTTTCACAGGGGTCGCTTTAAGCCACTCAGCCAATTGCTTCTGCACAGATAGGGGGAATCTAACCAAACCCTTCTTCCCCTTCGCTGGGGATATGTTAACATTACACTATATCTGTATATGCACAGACGGTTTCAATCGAAGAAACTCGTGAAGCTTTTGGAGGGCCCACCGACACCAAGCCTGTCGTCTGTATATTATTTATTATTTTTTAAAAGATTTAAAAAAGTATTTACACTTTCTAAATTAAATGAATTTTTCATATAATTATATCCTAAACAAACAATCTGTATGTTTCCAATAGTGTAACCCATGTTAGAATCAATTCTATCTAATGATGGTTGCATTATATTTTTTTCTAGATTGTCAAAACTAAAATTTACTTTAGTTATTTCACATTTAAAATCTATACTTTTATAATGTTTTAATAAATCATCGTAATTAATGTTGAATTCTAACATCTTTATAATCGAACGTCTTTTAGCATTTCTAATTTGTGTTTTTATAAAACTAATTTTTGGGTCAAACCTACATTCATTGCAATTAAATTTAATATCAGAGTCAATATCTATTTTTTTTCTAGCTATTTGTTTACCACATTCATGGCAATTAGTTTCACAAACACAATTAGATTTTTTATTAAAACCCTCGAAAAATATAACATCACCATATTTTTCGAATAATATAGATTCACTAAAATTATATTCTTTCCAAGTTTTTACTTGTTCAATTACTTTATCTTTATTTTTAAGGTAATGTTCTTTCCTATATTCACTATGACATAATTTACATAAACTAGCAACACCACTTTTTTTTGTTTTGTTTTTATTAAACTCAATTAAAGATTTAACTTCCAAACATTTAATACATTTTTTTGTTTCACACATAATATTCTTTTATTATAAATATCACATAAAAACAAAAAGTCTCCAAAACACCAAATAAATTTATTATCACTATGATAATTTTGGAGACTTTTAAATTTTTAATACCAAGATGTCAAAGAACTTATAAGGCACTAGCCTTATAATGTATCATTATAAGCCCTATGACTTATAATTTTTGGGGTGAATGACGGGAATCGAACCCGCAAAAGAATTACTTCTACCCGATTCACAGTCGGGCTCGGCTAACCAGTATCCGATTCAAACACCATTTATTTGCTCTGAGGGTGGGACTCGAACCCACTGTCTTCCGCTTAACAGGCGGTGGCTTATACCACTTAAGCTTCCTCAGAATTTATTTTAACAAATATGACCATATTCCCATGTTCCTTTTTGAAGGCTAATTCGCCCTTATATCCAGTAGCATTTGCTATCTGTCTATACTTGTCAACAATCAAATCAAAGTTATCCTTAAAATCCTTCATCTTTTCAACCCCTAACTTCCTACCTAAATCTCCTTCACTCATATCTCTAATTTTTAAGGCATAAAAAAAGCCTTGACTTTTATAGTCAAGGCTTACTTATTTTTATCTATCGATTCTTAGAACTCGATAATGTCAGTAAACATACCTTGACCGTTATGGATGCTATTGCGTCTCCAATTACTAATCGAAATCATATGTATGTTTATTGTTCTCATTTTCTTTTTTGTTGTGGAATTATTCGTTCCTTGTTATTAAATACATTGCAAAGATACGAAAAATTTATCAATAAGCAAGTATTTTTGTGATTTATTTTTAATTTATTTTTAATTTATTTTAAAAATCCCCATTTTTAGTGGTTATTTCCACTTTTTACCGTCAAATTTTTTCCAATTTTCCCCACTTGGTTGCCACTCCATGTCTATTTCAATGTCAAATCCTTCAATAAATTCATGTGGTCCATCTATACATTCCCATCTAACCCAATTCTCTAATTCCTCTATTGAACCGAATGGATTTGCATCACCTAAAACAATACCAATCTTCATTTCATCTGGATTAATATATGTATAACCGTATTCACCCATACATAGATTCATTAATCCTATGGCAAACATTTCAAGCTTCTTCATATTAACAGCCTTATCGAATGTTTTTGGTATTTCCTTACTCTCAGTAAGCCTTTTTCGTAGTTTTTGTTTAATGTCCATATTACCTTATTGTTGGTTTTGGAGTGGTAAAATTAATTCTTCCAGATTCCTCAAATGTTATGAACACATTGTTTTTACCTGTCTTTAGGCTTTGATTTATATTATACTTAATCATTCTGAGTATATCATTATGTATATCATCTGGTAGTTTGGCACCCATTGGTACCCTACCTATCTTCATGACATTCTTAGACACCTTAACTTCTGGGAGATATTCTTTATTAGTCTTATCGGCTATCAATTTAATAGCAACTGGGACTTTAAAGACATATTCTTCATTATCCTTAGAAACCTCAACCATAACACTACCATTTTCATATTTAGACATGAAATCTATGTCATACTTAGTAATTGGTGCTAGGTCTTCTTTAATTATCACCTTAGATTTAATAAATCTTTGGTCAAGTAATGAGTTAACCTTAGATATCATATTTTTTTTATCAAATATTCTCATAATAATAAATACTATAACATTGCCTTAAATTTACCAACCTCAAGTTGTTTAATTGCCTTACCCATTTCAGGACCAGCTGTTACACCTAATTCTCTTTCGGCATCAGCCCCAGTTACACTCAATTTAAAGTCAATAAATGTATCTAGAATCTTAGAATCCATATTAATCAACCTTCCAAATTTTCTAATTTGTTCATCTGAAAGACCAGAGTTTGCTTGTTGTCTCTTGAACAAGAATACATCCTCTGGTTTATCAAACTGTTGGAAAGCAACAAGGAATGTAATACCCTTAACCTCATTTGAAGAGTAAGTCAAATTATTAAGTGTTTTTCCAAGTGTTTGTGCATCATTGTTTCTAAGTAACCATGACAATAAAACCATTGGGTCTCTTTCTTCTATAAAGTTATTGGACACTATAAGACCCTTAAATATCCAATCAAATAAATTGTATCTATCTAATAGACCTAAGAAGTGTTTAATTGATTTACTAGTCTTAATACCCTTTAAAAACTCATCTCTGATTCTCTCAGGGGATATCTTTTGAAGTCCAGCATCATTTTTGAGTGCCTTATCGACTTCTGGTTCCAATTCCGAACCAAATCTACCAGCAAATCTAATGGCTCTAAGAATTCGAAGCCTATCTTCCTCAAATCTATCTTCGGGTTTACCAACAGTCCTTACAATACCGTTTTTAAGGTCGGAGATACCACCTACAAGGTCAACTATCTCGTTTGTATCAATATCAAAGAATAACGCATTAATCGTAAGGTCGCGTCTCTTAACATCTTGGTCGATGGTAGTAAATTCAACAGAATCTGGTCTTCTACCATCACCAGTTGAGCTATCCGTTCTAAAGGTAGCCACTTCGTATTCATCACTATCCGTGAATACGTTTATTATACCGAAATTCTTTCCAGTTGGTAGTGTTCTTAATCCAGCATTCCCCATCATCTTTTCGACTTGCTCAGGAACAGCATCAGTGGCGAGGTCCCAATCCTTTATTGGTTTTTTAAGTAGTGAGTCACGCACAGCCCCTCCCACAATAAAAAGTTTGAATCCATTGGATTTGAATATTTCGGATAACTCTAAAATATCCTTAGGTATTGGTAAGTTAAATTTAACCCTGTTCTCAGTAATGAGTCCTTGTCTTATTTTATTTTTGATGAATTCTTTCATGATACAAATATACTAATTTAAAACGTAACTACCAAATTAATGTAACATAAATTTAGAATTAGGGAAAAGGACTATTTCACCATATTGACCATCAGGATAAACAGTTATTAGACTATCATGACCCAATTTCATTAATTTATTAGTTAATACCTTACCCTTTGCTTTATATTTATTGGCTAAATCCCTTTTATATTCTATTTGACTATCTAGTGTGATATTAACGAATAAAGGATTTTCTAACACCGCCTTACCTATTTTCCACCCATCTAAAACATGGTCAGTATCTCTATGCAGTACATATGTTCCACTTGGTTCTACGTCTTGACCAAATCTACTACCGTAGTTTTGTGCGGATTCGGTATTCTTCATTATATCAATAACCTTTGATTCTGTTATGTTTACAGATTCATTGGTCATAATGACACCACCAGTTCCGTTATCTTTAATTGTTTTAAAGGCATAGTGTTTCGCTAGAGTATCTGCCAACTTCTCATTAACCACATTTACAACCACTTTATAGTCATTACCAACGTAACTCTTCATTTGAGTGTATTTGTCCATTAAATCGTCTAATAATAACCTTGAAAGACCCTTACCTCTGTAGTTTGGTTTTATAATTATGTGAAATGTGAAATTACCAGATGATTCAAGCCAAGTAGCTCCAGCTAGTTCTTTATTGTCGGTGTTGACAAGGACTCCAAAAAGTCCAGCATCACCAAAACCAATCTCACTATTCTTTGATAACTCATCGGCTTGCTTTAATAGGCTTTCATACAATTCATCATCTTCCACATCATTGATACGGAACGCATCAATAAATTCTTTGATAATAATACCTTCTCTTATTTTATTTCTAATAAAGTCTTTCATATGTTCTTAAACATTTCTACATTGTGCCCAGAATCAACCAATTCTTGGAAACCAAAGGACTTATAGAAACCAACTAAGTTGTTGATGTTTAATCCTGTGAATCCCATTGGAGATGCATTAAGATATACAACACTCTCACCCTTACTTTTGATGTGATTCATAGCCGTTTCCATCAATTGTTTAGCATAACCCTTACCTTTCTCATTATCCACAACATCTAGATATTCTATTTGTGCGAAGGTATCATTAGGAAATATTTTATAATATTCTTTTTCAGTAAACTCACCACTTTCTATCAAGTCTTCAAATTCACGGTAAGCATCAAATATAAATCCTATAATAACCCTACCGACAACATTACCGTTCTTGATGGCACTAATTGTAACTCTATCTCCGTCCTCATCTTCATTATAATCAAAGATAAGTTCATTCATTACACCCTCATATAAAGACATTAATTTCATAACAATAAATACATCTATATAAACAAAAAAAGTCCCACCCTAATAGGGTGGAACCTCTTTAAAAAAAAACAACTTAAATACTCGCCAACAAATCTTTTCAGACTACCGACATAGTGGGGGAAATCAAAAGGGTTCTTCTTAACACCTCTAGCATTTGGAATAATTCGGATTCGAACCGTTATATACCTCATTACATACATACCTAAGCGGTAGCCTAGATTCTTCTTAGTCATTAGACCCTTGAAGCGGTATTCCTACCTTATGTACTGCCTTAACCCACTAATCAAAGGTTGTTAGGCTACAAGACTGGACTTATTTGTTACCAGTAAATGAGACTACAAGTAGATATTTACATCTAGCTGTCCATTCAAATGTACTGACGTTGGATAGATTGTTAGCTACAATCATTGGTTAATAAACTACTAACTCCCAGAGGAAGCTTCGCCTGTCTTTCACTATAATTGCAGTATCCATTCTTAAGCAGTTTTGCCATTAGAATCCCACCATAGGAACGTCATCTCTTATCACCCCTGTAGGTAGTGATTATTCGAGCATAATTGTCATATTCATGTGCCCATAAATATGCCCCCAAAATATTAAAGAACGTATAACAAGAGTTCGTTATGGCTGACACATATTACATTGCCAAATTAAATGTGGAGGACATCTGCTATATTTCATACAGTTTAAATGTTTGTCCCATTCTCACTTCCCTCACATACCATAACAGCCGAATGGACCTAGACTTTCTACTCGTTGTTAATGTTTTATTCCCCTTTCGAAGAATCGTTACACAAATATACCACATATACTTTAATGTGTCAAGTATAAATGTGTTTTTTTTATTATTTATTATATAGTTTCCTTAAACACCATATCTTTCAAGACCTTAGAAGATTCTTCATTAATCTTGATAAGACTTTCTTTAGAACCGTCATACTCCTTTCTAACTATCTTCAAGATGGTATACATCTTTTCTCTAGCGTCCTTAAAGAACGGAATTGATTTTCTACCTTCTTCCCACTTAGGGAATAAGTCATCTTGTAAGTATGCTAGACTTTGATTGTGGGGATTATGTATAATCACTGGTTTTACTATTACCTCACATTTATCTTCCTTGAATCTAACAGTAATATAAATCCAATTATCATTAACATCCTTTGTTAGCATTATTTTATAGAATCTACCATTACTATCTAAGAATAAGTGCTTAGATGTTTTCATTAGATATTTATTAATTCTGTTTTCCATTTGTTCTCTCGTATATTTCATAATTTTAATTTTTGTTTTATTATTAGTTTTTATAACCCGTAGGTAATTGGTTGAATTAAAATCACGATTACGGTCCTCTTTTGTGTATCTACATCATATCTATTTATTTTAGTTTTTTCATGCATATATGTATGCATTTACCTTATCATTATCATTGGTGATTTTTAACTTACCTTTGAATTTAATACTACCTTTAGTCGAGGGGTTGTCAGGGGTCTCCTTTGTGGAGAACCCGACACCCTCACTTACATCTACATGGTCAACATAATGAGTTTCCCCTTTATGTTTGATTATCCACATAGGGATGGTTGAATCCCGTAAGTGTTTTTTATTGAAATGAAAGATTATTGTCTCTCTTTTAGTTGATTGTAGGATTAACATGATACAACCTCCTTTCCTAATTTTGGACATGAAGACGTGATTCGCCTAGCATCATCGGATGCTTCAAATGCAACAGCCGTAATTTGGTTGTCGATGTCTGGTTCTCTGAAAATTGAATGTGTGATTCCCTTAGCTTCCGCTTTACGAATTAACTTTACCAATTCTTCTTCATTGGCGACTGTTAAAAATGCTAAGTAATTTGATTGTTTGTACCATGCCGTTGCTTCGGATGGGTGTTCATATTGAAACTTAACAAGTGCATGAGCACTTTGGATACTTTGGTACCCCAATGAGATGTCTTGTCTTGTGACAACTCTTAATTTTTCATTAGATTTAATCTACATGTTTTTCATAACTCTTTCTTTTTAATAAATACAATTCATTTTGTATTTGTGTTCCCAGTCGGACTCGAACCGACAACTCTGGGGTGGACCAAATTATATTTACAAATATACTAAAAATTTTTTAAATAGCAAGTTTTTTTTATAAATTATTTTATTCGAACATCGAACATTTAAGAATTGTATACTATTTATTAATAAAGTATAATTATGGGTTATTTAGAATTAAAAGAATTGGTTGAATCATGTACCAGTTATAAACAGGTAATAGAAGCATTGGACTTAAATAAAACAGGTACCAATCATAAAGCAATTAAAAAATTAATTAATGAACAAAATATTGATACTTCACACTTCTTAACAGCATCAGATAGAATGAAATTGATACATAATCAGAATATAACACCACTTAATAATATATTAGTTAGTGGTTCGACATTTAATCGAGGACATCTAAAGAAAAGATTATATAAAGAAGGATTAAAAGAACCAAAATGTGAAATGTTTGGCTGTGGACAAGGTGAAGAGTGGTTAGGTAAGAAATTGAGTTTAATACTTGACCATATTAATGGGGTATCGAATGATAATAGAATTGAAAACTT